TGGGAGGGTAATTATACCTTAGAACGTTGGCATAATGAAAAGCCTTCATCACAAGAGATACGAGAAGAATATATACGTCAACAAACGATAGCAGAGTGTATAGAATACTTTGAAAATAAGTCTTTAAAAGGACGTGTAAAAAATTTATTTAAAAAATTATTTAAATCTTAGGATACCCAACCAGCTGTATTATCTGCTTGGTAAACGCTTTCATCCCATTGATAACTACCACCATCATCTGGATAAGGTACAGGTGGCTGCCACTCACCAATTATTCCAGACCCCGCTACATATGTCCAGCTAGGTGCGGGTTGCACAGGAGTAAATTTTTTAGTTGAAAAGTCATAAGTAGATCCAGGCGTAACTTCATTAGTGGCTTCAACCCAAACTACACCGGAGGTTTTTTGACAATGATTTATAAACTTAGCTCCCTCTTCCTCTGTTGGAGCATCACTTTCGCCAACAACAATTAAGTCAACCATGACGTTATTTTCATCTAATTTAGCAAATCTTTTCATTACGTTGTATACGTCCCTGTAGAAGTAAATACCATGATTGTGTTAGATCCAGATGTAGAAACTGTAGGTGAGCCCGTAGTGTTTCCAGTAAAGTTAGCAGTTGGAACAGATAGAACAACTGTACCATCTCCACCTTGACCACTTGAAGGAGAAGCGGGAAATTTTCCTCCGCCTCCGCCGCCACCTTTACCATCAGTGCCAGCTCTTGGGGATGTAGATCCGTCACCAGAAGAAAAACCATTTCCTCCACCGCCGTTTCCTCCAGATTTACCTGGAGCACCACCTCCGCCACCTGCGTATATGATAGATGAACCTGTTATAGAACTTGCAGAACCGCTTCCTCCGTTTCCACCTGGAGCGTTTCCGCCAGTGCCTCCAGCACCGCCTCCGCCACCAGTGTTTCCTGGGTTAGCACTTCCTCCATTATTTCCTTGACCTGGTATTCCAGCACCTCCCGCTCTTTGGTTTGATCCTGCATCTCCAGAACCACCACCAGAGGCACCTGGACGACCTTCAGGACTTGAGTTTCCTCCTGGACCTCCAGAACCACCACCATCACTAGTTACTGTAGTCACATCAGTTCCTGCGATAGAACTACTTCCACCAGCTCCGCCTACTGTGATTGTAAGCACTGTGTTTGAATTTGCTATAAAGTTTCCAGATCTGAAGCCGCCAGCTCCGCCGCCGCCTCCACCGAAGGCTCCTCCGCCAGTTCCACCGCCACCTATTGTAAGGTGATCTATTTGATATGGTGGTCCTCCAGCTCCGCCTCCTAGACCTAGGATTCTATATCCGAATGATGACATACTCTATACTCCTTTTATTACGCGTCGTTAGCAGCGTCAGTAGTAAAGAATAATTTAATTCCAAGAAGTTTTGCATCAGCATCTAGATCATCCTCTGACACGTCTCTAGATACTTCGAAGAAAACATATTCATCTACTGAAGGTGAACCAGCTATTGTAACTGCTCCACTTTCTGCTGTGACGTCTAAATCGTTTGCTGTTCCACTGTGTGCTTTTGCAGATGGTCCAACTGCTGTTCCAAAAGCAGTATTAAGACTATCGTTGTCTGCTAATGCTACACCAGCTAATGTAAATTTTGCAGTACCAGTATCTGTTGAGTCTGCTGTGAAAAATGCTTGAAAGGTTACTGTCCCCTCGTTCCATGATTTAGGAAAAGCAATTGCAAATTGTGCAAACTCGTCAGAAGTTTTATCAAAAGGCAGCGCTTTAAGTTCTGGTCCATTTCCTAATTCTGTTTGAGTAAGAGCTCCAGCACCATTTGTAGTGTTAGGATACATGGCCACTGCAGGAACCCAAATACTTTCTTTGCCTGCAACTTTAACTGCTGATCCATTCGATTGAACAGATCCAGTTCCTTTTGCAACTAAATTTAAACTAATATTTGTGTCATCACCTGTAGCAGAAATGCTTGGTGCATTACCTGTTGCAGCGTTAGTGACATCGAATTGGTTTACAGCTGACGATGTTGTTTGAAATACAATTTGTTCGTTAGAATTTTCATCTAAAATACCGTGAGCGTCATCTATAATTATGTTATTATCATTTGTATCTAAGTTACCACCAAGTTGAGGTGATGTGTCCTCAGATATCTCTGTTAAACCTAAAGCAATCTCTTTAATATCTGGATTTGTACCATCATTAGCTGCAGCAAAAACAACTTTATCTCCCTTATCAGTTGCTGAGAAAGTTACAGTTGATCCTGATCCAGAAACATATTTAAATTGAACTGTATGTGATCCTGAAGTTGAGTTTCTTAAAATATAAAAAGTTTGTACATCTAAAGGAATTGTAACAATTTGATTTCCTGTAATTGTGCCTGTAAATTCTATCATTCTATGTGCTAGAACCGCACCAGTTGATCCATCAGAAACTGATAATGTTGTAGTCTGTGCACCTCCAGCTATTGATTGTTGAGTAAATCCGCCAGATATTTGTTCAATAATGCTTAAATTAGTGTTTGTTTTTGTTCCCCATGTACCGGCGTTTTCACCAGTTGCTTGAAGCTCTATTCCTAAAGGTGTAAATGTTGATGCCATATTTTTCTCCTATGCAACGTTACTATAACTTGTATTTGATCCAGTTGCAACATCTGTATATGATGAATTTGAACCTGTGTCAACTGCTTGATATGCTTGAATTCCAAAGCCTGTAGAAGTTCCGAATGCAGCTACAGAAGATGTTGTAGACAATCCTCCTATCGTAAATGTAGCATCAATTTTAAGTGATGGAGAGCCAACAGAAGTTGTTGCTGATTGTCCTGTTACTCCCATTACATCCGCAGGAGATAGTGCTCCTTGTGCAGAAGTCATAGATAAACTTGTAGGAATAATTATAGGATTTGTGGTGATAGCCACATCACCTATTGCTGTTGTTGCACCAACTCCAGATACACCCATTACATCTGCAGGAGATAAATTTCCAACAGAAGCTGTTGCTGATTGTCCTGTTGGGCTCATCACATCCGCAGGAGATAGTGACCCTTGTGATGCAGTTGCTGATTGACCTGTTGGAACTAAATCAGGAACATCACCACGCATAGTCGCTGTTCCAATAGATGAGGTTAATGCACCAGGAGATGTAATACCAAGTGATAAATCATCTACATCAAGAGTAAATGTACCAAAAGCATTATTATTCCAAGCTTTAGCACCCCAAGTGCTATTACCTAAAGTCGATTGTAATTCAAAACCTGTTAATGTTGCATGAGCATCATTTGATTCACCCCAAAATTCTTCACCCCAACCATCACGGCCCCAACCAACTTCGTTGTACGCTTCTACTGTACCAACAGTTGTAGATAATTCTAAACCTGTAACTTCAACACTGTTATCATTAACAGCTCCCCACTCACCGGTGCTCCAAGTTCTTCCACCCCATCCTGTTTGAGGAACACCCATATTAGTTCCATCACCGACAGATGTAGTTAAACCAAATCCAGTTAAAGTTACTACAGGATTAAAACTTTCTCCAAAAGGACCAACGTTCCAAGCATTTCTACCCCAACCATTTGATTGAAATGATAATAATCCATCCGAGTTTAAAGAAGTTGTTAATCCAAAACCAGTTAATGATACAGTATTATCTGATAATTCATTCCACTCGTTTTGACCGTAAGCCTTACCACCCCAACCTTGTTGAGGCACACCCATGTTTGTACCACTTCCAACTGAAGAAGAACTAGAAAATCCTGTAGGTGTTATGGTTACAGTATTAGATTGCCATGAGTTATCGCCCCAAGAATTTTGTCCCCAGGTAGTTGACATAAGGATTTCCTCCTTATGCTATTCTGATAATAGCGTTTGATGCGTCTGCTGTTGGAAATTGAATTGTGAAAGTTCCGCTTGTTACAGTTTTATCTGATCCAAAATCAATTACACAAACCGCTGGATCACCCGAAGCTGAATCATTAAAAATCATACAACCTCTTGCTGTGAAAGATGCAGAAGTAAAACTCGTGTCTGCAAAATCACAAACAGCTGTTGATGAATCTAGAGTTGGAGTTACACTTGTAAGAGCATTTCCTTTTGTAGTGTATCCAGATCCTGACACTTCAGTGTTAGAACCCCCTCCAGGGTTTGTAGCAAATGCTGTTGTACTAGCATTTAAAGTAGCGCTGCTTGTGAATAAAGCTAAGTTAAAAGTATCACCAGACGATGCTGTGAAATTGTGTATACCTTGTAAAATCTCTTGTTTGAAACTATTACAAATTGCCGATGTTATTGCCATATTTTTCTCCTTAGTTATGGATTACGAGAAGGTAGAGGTATTCTTATTGTACCATCAGTATAATCATCTCTTCTTCGTCTTCCAATTTGCTCACTAGCAAACTTCTCTACCTCTTGTTTATACTTATTTTCATACAAAGTCAACATATCTGCAGGGCCTTTTAAAAAACTATAAGTCTCAGCCAAACAACAATATAATAAGCCGTTTGGAAAGTTAAGACTAATATAATTAGTATCATTATTTTCTAATAAAGCAGGGGCAACATTATAATGCACTCTAAATTTATAGGTTGTGTCAGGGACTGGTCCAAACATCATTCTTCCAGAGGTAGTATCAGACTCTCCTGTAGCACCACCAAACATTGCATAATATTTAGGTTGACCTCTTTTAGCAGACTCGGTTGAAGAAATATATTCTTGAAGATATGTAACATCTTTTTTTTCTAACCAAACATTAGCTCCTGTAGTGGCTGATGTTGAATCATAAACCTGTATTCCTCTAATAAAAACTGCACCTGCAGGAGCATTAATTGTTTCTTGTCCTGTAACTAAATTACCTATTTGTTGTTTTCTATCAGCATCGATAGGAACATCTCTAAATATTCTATATTGTGCGTTTAATATAATATTTTCTAAAACAGCATCTGTTAAAACGTTAGAATCTGTTTCAGTATAACTCTTAATTTGTGTTTTTAATCCTGATGCACTTAATCCTGCCATTATGCTAATTGTGTAACTGGGCCTGCAGTTACTGTCAATCCTCCTGATGTTTCTGTTACTGTTGCGTTTGATCCACAATCAAACACATAAGTATTAGTTGTTACACTACTTATACTAAATCCTGATGAATTTTCAAACACTGTAAAAGCTAAACCTCCAGGGCTGCCATTTACATTTCTAAATCTAACAGTATCACCATTAGATCTACCATGATTAGGCTCTGTGACTGTTACACTTGCAGAGCCAGATGTTAAACTAAAAGGGTCTGGTGGTAATAAATTTTGTGTTGCAGGTTCTGTTCTTGCAGGTCTTGCATCTTTCAAAGCTTGCGAATCTCCAGAGTATCTAGTTGGTTCTAATTGTGGTTGTTTAGGTTCAAATTCTGATATGTGAACTCTTGATCCATTCCATTCTTTAACCATCTCTTTATATGGAAACTCCATACCAGATCTATCTGAAATAAATTTTGCATATTTTCCACTAGATAATTTTGCCATTACACACTCGGGTAATAAGTTTTAGGTGTTATAAAAGAACTAGAAGATGATCCATCCTCTGATAATGCTCTTTGTAATTCGTCTTCATAATATAATTTCATAGCCTGTATTCTATCTGGTGCATATTTTTGTGCTAAATAAAAAGCTAAACCAGAAACCATGCATGGTACAAATCTGTAAGGAACGTCTGATGCGTTTGTATAATCACCTACATCTTGAATTCTTTTAACATAGTAATAATTTAATTTTTTTCCTGCTTCATCACTTCCAGGTGTTAGATATAAAGTTATCGTTACCTTATCTATAAATCTTTGAACATAATATTGTGTTGGCACACCTTTTGAAGATTTATTTGAAAGAGCTTGATAATTGGATCTGTTAATTTTTGTTAAAGGAAAATCTATATTATCTGAATTTCTAAAAGAAGCTTCTAATACATCATCAACACCATAAACTGCTGTTGCGTCCGATGTGCCGTCGCCTGTTGATCTAAACATTGTATATACTGCTTGACCATCTACTAAAGTAATATCATTATTGGCTATTTGCCAATAGTGAAGTCCTCTGTTTCCCCACTCTTGAAATAATATATTTAAAGATCTTCTAGCTGTTTTTAATTGATAACCTGAAACACCTTGTAGACCAATTCTTTCATAGGCCTCTTCTATTACTTCATCGATAGCAAAATTTTTATCAAAAGTAGTTGTTCCAGAAGTTGTGTTAGCCATCTAGCCTCCTACTTATCTATTATAACAGTTACAGTTGCATTCGAAATTGCTTGAACTGACATCCCACCTTCAAATAGAATTCCATCTTCAGCTAAATTATATGCAAAGACATCTCCATTTGGCACGTCAGCGATAAATTGATCTACTGAATTACCATCTCTTAATGTAACTTGCCCTGCACCACCACCGTCTGATGCAAGAATAATTCCTCTTAATCTAGTTCTACCTGCAAATACAGATCCTGTCGAATTTTTTCTGACTGCTTTTACATCTGATTTCATTTTTTATACTCCGTTAAATTAAGCATGGGGCCGAGGCCCCACACTAAATTAATTATTAACTTACTGCTGCACTAAAAGGTGTAGCTAAGTCTCCAGTTCCACCAGATGTAACTTGAACGCCCCATCTGTTTTCACCAATCGCTTTGCAAGTTATGATTGTTCCAGCTAATCCACCTGTTGTACTACCGTTTAAAGTAATAGTATCAGATGCTGCTGCAGTCATAAAACCTTCACCGCTATCATTTGTGTCTGTATCAACAATTAATGCGTTACCAGTCATCGTATCACTAGCGTTAGCAACTTGTAAAACAAAGTTCGCTGTTTTAGTTGTTCCAATATAGATCTCAAAAGAAGCACCTAAATTGTTTGCTGAGTTTGGATCATTACCTGGACCCGAAACACCTGAATCAGATGACGAGTTAATCGCAGGTAAAGTCAAAGTAGCTGCACCCGCAACGTTGTGGTACAACATTCTACCAGCATGTGTATCAACAGTTAGTGAAGTTGCACCTGCTGCGATGCTAACAGAGTTTCCTGTTCCAACACTTTGAAAACCATTAATAGACTTTACTGGCCCTTGAAATGTAGTTTTTGCCATGATTATATCCTCCTAGTTTACCGAACATAGTCTCTAGGCCGTCGACTATACGCGTCTATGTTCTAATTAATTGTATAGTGATTAAGTTATATATTAGATTTTTATAGAGTGCAAGAGAGCCTGTAGTGTGGATTAGTTTTTCCAACGATGTAGCTTTTTATTAAGTAGCTACTGAAACTTGTGGAGCTGCATCCTCAATCTTATTTTCCATATGAGCTTTTTCTGCTTCCGCTGCTCTTATGTCGGTAAGAACTTCTCTGACTTTTCTGTCGATCTTAACCATATTGAGAGTATACCTACCCTCTTTAAGATGCTCCTGCTCCCATTCGAGATCTAGACCCCTTTTCTTCGTGTAAAGGTCGTTTAGATGTTGCGTCATGTTCTCCATCGATAACCTCCTCATAGTGTTCCGCCCCTTAAAATT